CAAAAGCAATGAAGATGAAGGTTTCTGACTGGGAGCAGATTATGATTGAACTGCAAATAAACGGCTTCATTCGCGGTCTGGTCTACACGCAAGACCTAACGAACAAGTTCCCGCATATTGTAGAGCCGATTCACCCACAGATTACCTTGAAAGGCATGGAGTATCTCTCCGAAAATGGCATAATGAAGAAGGTAGAAAAAGGGTTAGAAACGGTCGGGCAGTTTTTTTAATTGATTTTGAGAAATAAAGTTTCTGGAATCGCATTATAAAACCGAATATTTGATTTTTGTGCAGTTGTAGGCACTCTTTACATTTTCAGGTAGGGGGGTGCCTATTTTTTTATGCAGCCAAAGCAGTGTATCGCCATCATCGACAGCATCAAAGCGTATGCAAAGCAGAATCCGACCGAAGCACAAGTCTATGAGGACTGGCTTCAAGCGGTAGTGAACCTGAGAGATGCCCTGCCACAGGACAAGCGGTTCGATGCCTACAAACACTCTGGTGAGCTACGCTCTGTCTGTGCAGCCATGATGGGCAAGATGAAAACAGGCGAGGATGTGGCGAAGGTTTATGACATTATCGGTCGGACGTACTTGTTTGAAGCAAAGGATGTGTTTGACAGCTATTGCATCTACCTTGAATGGAACCGTGCGCCAGAAAAGAAGTTCTATCAGCCGAGACGCAGGGTGCTTTTGACGTTGGTTCGTGATCTAGAGGATTTGTTTTTCCATCGTGTAGAATTCCTTGGGGTTAGTCAGCCCCCGAGAACTGGAAAAAGTACGCTCTGTATATTTTTTATCACATGGCTGATGGGCAACCGCCCTGACGTTGCATCTGTTATGAGCGGACATTCTGACAAGCTGACCAACGGCTTCTATGGTGAAGTACTGTCTATCATCACCGACCCTGTGACCTACAACTGGGGCAAAATCTTCCCTGACGTTCAGCTTGTGGACAAGAGCGCAAAGGACGAAAGCGTTGACCTGAACCGAAAGAAGCGCTTCCCCACCCTGACCTGTCGTTCCATCGGCGGCACGCTGACTGGCGCTGTTGAAATCGGCGAGGGCGGCGTTCTGTACAGTGATGACTTGATCGAGGACTTGGAGGAAAGCCTGAACGTTGAGCGTCTGAACAACAAGTACGATGCCTATCTGAACCAGCTGAAAGACCGTAAAAAGCAAGGCGCATTAGAGTTGATGGTTGGCACACGCTGGAATGTGCTTGACCCTCTGGGACGCATCCAGAACCAGTATGCAGACAATCCGAAGTACAGATTCCGGGTGATTCCTGCGGTGGATGAGAACGGACACAGCAACTTCAATTATGACTATGGCGTTGGCTTTGACGATGCCTACTATGCTGACATGAAAGCCAGCATTGACGATGCAACATGGTGGGCAAAATACATGGGCAAGCCCTATGTGCGTGAAGGCCTACTGTTTCCTGCCGATGAACTGCGGTATTTTAATGGAGTTCTTCCTGACGGTGAGCCTGATCGCAAGCTCATGGTCATGGATATTGCATGGGGCGGCGGCGACTTCACCGCCTGTCCTATCGCCTATGTGTACGGAGATGCTGTGTTCATCCCTGACCTTGTGTTCAATAATGGCGATAAGACAGTGACCAGACCAGAAGTCGTGGGCAAAATCATCCAGCATAAAATCAACGTGGTGCGCGGCGAAGCCAACAACGGCGGTGACGAATACTGTGATGTGGTAGACAGCCAGCTCCGGCAGCAAGGCTATCACTGCTCTGTCCGCAGCCAGCGCGCGCCAAGCGGTCAAAGCAAACTGTCAAGAATCATCCAGTACGCGCCGGACATCAAACGGTTCTATTTCCTTGACGAAAAACACCAGTCGAAAGAGTACAAGGCGTTCATGGAACAGGTGACGATGTTCACGCAGCTTGGAAAAGTTCCGCACGATGACGCACCGGATAGTCTGGCACAGCTTGCCGATGAATTGTACAACGGAATCAGCAAAATTGAGCCTGTCAAGAGGCCATTTTGATTAAAAACACAATATATTGTGTTCGCTGGGTCTATTTATTTGATTTCACCACTTGACAAGGCTTATAATGTACGCAGGTAGTTTTGCAGCTTCCCTTAAAGGAATAGCTTGCACGCGGGGTTTTGTCATTTTACTCGCGTGCGTGTCAACAAGCGTATTCCTCCTTTCACCGGTGGAGGTTTTCTCACTCTTTCGCCTTCACCGGGCTTTATATGTTGCGTTTCCAATTGTAAGGGGAATGCCAGCCTGCTTCCCCCACGGCTGGCAAGCAACGGTTCGATTTCGTTACGCAGCACAACCAACTACCTAGCTTTGCATGGACTTATTCTCCAAAACCTCCACCGCTATTCCCGGCTCTCGATGCAATGGTTAGGCATGACATTGCAAAGAGCAGCGGTTAACCAATCAAGCCGGGTTTTTATGTTGCATTAGCTCAGTCAGGCTAGAGCATCCGGCTCATAACCGAACATACATTGGTTCAAATCCATTATGCAGCACCAAAATTGCAGCTGACCCGTTTACGTCTGTCCAACAACTGAATGTAAAGGCTGCAATGGTTTTCTTCGGGCGAAGAATAGCACGGCTGGAAGTGCGAACAGTTTCCCAGTAGCTTCCGACAGGTCTGTGCTCAACAGCCTGTTTCCAGAAATCCAACGAAAGGAGCGCTCATGCTAGTTAGAATCTGTTGCCCTTGTATCAGGCAAAACCCAATCTATAAGAACGTTCGCTGCAACCGCTATCTTGGCGAAGTAGACGGACGATACCATTTCAAGTGCGACAGATGCAAGGGCGTTATTGAAGGAGACACAAGGGAAGGATGGGTAAAAATCATCCATCCACCGGAAAAATGAGGGAACGATGTTTGGCAAGAAGTTCAAAAAAGAAAAATTGAACGAATACCCATGCGATATTCACTTAAAAAATGCGCTACGCCTTATTCGCGCAAGAGATTTTGATTCTGCATATAGCGAAATCTGCTTTGCGATTATCAAGAGTGGCAGTTCATTAGAAGGCGATGACGCAAAATATTTTAAGAAGTTGCATAATTGAATAGCTTTTGAAGCGCAGTTTTGGCGCAGTGAGATAGACCTTAACAGGTTTGCCTTGCTGCGCTTTTTATTTTGCCGGAAAGGAGGAACGCATGGCTGAGTATCAGACGGTTGTTGGCGGCTTTTTGAATGAGCCGCTGACCGGACGTAGACCGATTGAAACGCCGGAGACGGAAATCAATCGAGCGAACGTGCTGAAAGTGGTCATGGGCAAGGCAGAGCCTATTCATCTGCTGAACAAGAGCGAGATTCGCTTTCTGCACAACTACTACTTGGGTAGCCAGCCTGTCCTCCACCGCACGAAGGAGTACCACGCTGAAATCACCAACCGCATTGTAGAGAACCATGCCAACGAATGTGTAGGCTTCTACACAGGCTACATGAGTGGCACACCTTGCTCTTATGTTCGGTCTGAAACGGCAACAGGTGATGGTGAGGAAATCGCCCGCCTGTCCAACGCCTTGCAGTATGAGGGCAAGGATGCGCTTGATCGGCGGCTCTGGCAGTGGATGTTGGAGTGCGGACAGGGATACCGCATTGTCCTTCCTGACAAGGGGTACAACGGCAACTACCCGGACGAAACGCCCCTGCTGGTGGACGTTCCAGACCCGGATATGGCGTATGTGATTTACAACTCCGGCATCGGCCACAAGCCCATCGCCAATGTGCTGCACATCCCACGCAATTATCAGAATGACCTGAACGACCTGATTTGCGTGTATACGCCAAACCAGTACTTTGAAATCGACAACGGCAAGGTTACAAAGTCTGAGAGCCATTCTCTCGGAATGTTGCCGATGGTCGAATACAAGCTGAACCCGGAGCGGATGGGTTTGTTTGAACCGGCTATCCCTGTGTTGGATGCCATCAACCTTTTGGAAAGCAATCGTCTCGATGGCGTAGAGCAGTTCATCCAATCCATCATGGTCTTTATTAACTGCCTTGTTGATAAAGAAGCGTTGGAAGCCGTCAAGGCTATGGGCGCAATGTCGATCAAGTCTACTTCTGGACTTGCCGCTGATGTAAAACAGCTTGCAAACGAGCTGAATCAGCAACAAACGCAGATTTTGATTGATTCCATGCTGAACGTGTACCGCAGTCTGACTGCTATGCCTAGTGCTACTGGTAGCGAGAACGCAACGTCCGACAACGTGGGCGCAGTCATCGTCCGCAACGGCTGGAATCACACAGAAGCAAGGGCGCAACAGTACGAGAATATGTTCAAGTTCGCTGAACGCCAAAGCCTGTCTGTAATGCTGAAAATCCTGCGTGACACGGCTGGCTCTAAGCTGATGGCAAGTGACATCAACATTAAACTGCCGCGCCGTCAGTACGACAACCAGCAGAGCAAGGTTCAGATTTTTGCACAGATGTTGCAGCAGACCATTGACCCGCAGTTGGCGTTCACCACGCCCGGTCTGTTCCCTGACCCGCAGGCTGCTTACGAAATGAGCAAGCCCTTCCTGATTGCCGCTGGCAAGCTGGGCGAGGATGGAAAAGCACCGAAGCCGCAGGAGCAACCCAAACAGGATGTTACCGACACAAATGTCGAGAACATGGAACAAGGAACAGGTGGTGTCGAAAATGAGCGCAAATAAGTATACCTACGCAGATATCAACAACGCTATAAAGCTTCTTTCCGAAATGCGTGATAACTGTATTAAGAAAGACGATGACAAGTACGATGACCCAAAGCGAGCTGAAAAGTATGACGCGCTGAGCCTCGCTTTGTACGCCATCAATATCATTCCTTTATTGTGAAGTAAAGGCTGTTGCCTTTGCCATATAAATACGGCAGGGAAGCCGGGATACAAATTTCGCAGCGTTGCAGGGAAGCAACGGTAAAAAAACGCAGGAGGAAATTAACGATATGAAACTCAATGTGTTGCTTGGTGATGCCTACAAAGAGGGCATGACCGCCGATGAAATCATTTCTGCGCTTGAAAAGGTTGCAGACCCTAGCGCAGAGGTCGAGAAGCTGCGCAACGCCGTGACGAAAGCAAACGGCGAAGCTGCTGAGTACAAGAAGCAGCTCAAGGCAAAGCGCACCGATGACGAGAATGCTGCACAGGAACAGGCTGACAAGATGGCAGAGATGCAGAAGCAGATTGAAGCCCTGACTGCCGACAAGGAGAACCTCGTCAAGGAAAAGACCCTTGCATCCTACCGTGAAAAGTTCGTTGCACAGGGTTATGACGCTGAACTTGCCAACAAGGCTGCGTCTGCACTGGCTGACGGTGACATGGACAAGGTGTTTAAGTTCCAGTCGGAATTTATGACCGCCCACGACACCGCATACAAGGCTTCCCTGCTGAAGGATATGCCCACACCTCCGGGTGCGGATGGCAAGGGCGGCTCTGACAGTGAGGGTGTGGCGTTTGCTAAGAGCCTTGCACAGCAGAATGCAAATGCTTCTAAGGCATCGAGTGACGCAATGAGTGCTTTCCATTAACAAGGAGGAAAACATGAAGTTTACCCGAAACACGGTCAACGGAATCAACGATACCATCCTTGCTTCCAATGACTACACCGCCATTCCCTTTACCGTGACCGAAACTGCTGCGGTTAAGGCTGGCTATCCCATGACCAAAGCTGGCAAGAAAGCAACCTCTGCCACCGCAGACGGCATTCTTCTGTATGACGTTGACCCGGCAGAGAACCCCAATGCTTCCCTGCTGATTCGTGGTGTTATCGACACCAAGAAAGCTGCTGCAAGCTCTGGCTTCACCTATGATTCTGATGCGATTACTGCGCTCAAGACTGCCGTCCCCGGCATCTTCTGCCGTGACAACATCAGCGTGAACGCTTAATAGGAGGTAAAACAACATGGCACTGAATCTTAAGGAAGTCTTTGCCCCGGCTGCGATTGCCGCCTATTGGACGAACGATCCCACCAATGCGATGCCCTTTGCATCTGACGCATTGTTCCCCGCCAAGAAGAAGGCCGGTCTCGACCTGAAGTGGCTGCGTGGTCACAAGGGCGTTGGCGTGTCTCTGATGCCCAGCGCATTTGACGCAAAGGCTACGTTCCGTACCCGTGAGGGCTTCAAGTTCGATAAGACTGAGATGCCGTTCTTCCGTGAGGGCTACCATCTGGGCGAGAAAGACCGTCAGGAAATCCTGCGCGTTCTGGACAGCAACGACCCCTATGCCCGTGATGTGATGAACCGCCTGTACGATGACACTGCACAGCTTATCACTGGTGCTCGTATCGTTCCTGAGCGCATGATCTGGCAGCTGCTGGCTCCCGCCAATGGCGTTCCCGGCATCACCATCAAGGCAAACGGTGTGAACTACACCTACAACTACGACCCTGACGGCACTTGGAAGACCACCAACTTCAAGGAAGTCTCTGTCGCAAAGTCCAAGTGGAACGTCACCACTGCCACCCCCATTGCAGACCTGAACGCCGCAAAGGACGCTGTTCTGGCAAGCGTTGGCGAGGTCGTGACCGAAGTGTACATGAACACCGCCACCTTCCGCAACATGATTGCTGCGGACGAGGTGAAGAACCGGTTCATGACCGTCACCGCAAAGGCGAACGCCGTTCTGCTGGACACCGAAGCACGGCAGATTATCGAATCCGCAACTGGGCTGACCATTCATCTGTACGACAAGATGTTCAAGGCAGACCAGTACAGTGCAAGCGAAAAGTACCTGCCTGACGGCATGGTGGTAGTTGCTCCGTCCGGCGCTCTGGGCAGCACTTGGTACGGCACTACTCCTGAGGAAGCCGACCTTCTGTCTGGTCAGTCCGGCGCATCCGTGTCCATCGTGAACACTGGCGTTGCCATCACCACTGAGCTGACCGTTCACCCGGTCAACGCCAACGTCTATGCTTCTGAAATCGTCCTGCCGTCCTTTGAGCGCATGGACGCTGTGTACTGCATCAAGGCTTACTAAGGCGAAAGGAGGAAAGCAGCATGGGAGACCAGTATTCCGAAGCGGCAGCCAAGCTGGGGCAGTACATTGCCCCGGCACTTGACCGTGAAATCACGGACGAGGACTACCCACTCTTCGACCTGCTGCTTGATTTTGCCAAGGACAAGATATTTGCACAGGGCTACCCCTTCGGTAACAGGCCGGACGAGTTGCCCTCGCAGTATCAGTCGTTGCAGATACGCATTGCGGCGGAACTGTACAACCACATCGGCGCAAACGGACAGACGAGCTATACCAACAACGGTATTACTCGTGTTTGGGAAAGCTCCGACGTGGCGCAGTCCCTGTTGAATGAAGTGGTTCCGAGAGTAGGTGTTATTGCCTGATGTTCAATGGAAGCCCACTGGATAAACGCCCACTGTGGTATTCAAACCCGGTCGGCAAAAAAACGCCTGTTGTGGACGAGTGGGGAAACGAGACTGGCGAATCCACATACGAATCGTGGAGTGCCCCCACAAAACTGATGTTGAACGTCAGCCCTCCTATTGGTTCTGCGGAAGCAAACCCTTTTGGAGCGTTCACGGATTATAGCTACGTTGTAAGTTCGTCCAGCAAAAAGCGCAACACACCGCTTTATGAAGGTACGCGCGTCTGGTTCCAGACGGACGTTTCAAAACCCTTCAATTACATTGTGGTCAAAGTCGCAGAGCATATTACGGACACGCTGTATGCGCTGAAAGAGGTGGCTGCAAGTGAAAATTAAAGTGAGGTTGAGCGATGCCGGACTTCGTGATGCGGAACGTCAGATACAGGAGTACAAGGCCACCCTGAACAAAAAGGCTAGAGCGTTTGCTTTTCGTCTTTCTTGGTTGGGGCTTGAAGTCGCAAAGGTGCGTTTCGCTAATGCGGAATACGCTGGCTCCAATGACGTGAAGTGCCATATCAACCAAAAAGACAAGACTTGTACCATCGTTGCAGAGGGCAAGGCGGTTGCTTTTATTGAATTTGGCACCGGCGCACATCACAACGGATATGGCGGCGAATTACCGCCCGGCGTTGGTGCACATGGTTCCTACGGCAAAGGGCAAGGCGCAAACCGCAGATGGTACTACTACGGAGAATCCGGCAATGCCGGTACGCCTGTCAAACAGGTGGATGGCAAAGGCCAGTTGAATTACACCGATGGTAACGAGCCAGCTATGGCTATGTGGGGAGCTGTTGAGGAAATGGCTTCTCAGGTCGAAGCAACGTGGAGGGAGGTTTGGAATAGTTGATCGATTATTTCAATTCTATCTTCACGGCTGTTGCTAAGGAGCTGCGAACGCAAGTGCCCGGCATCTTCGTCACTGGTGAAATCAATGACAGCAATGTCAAGAAGTTTCCGTGTGTGCAAATAGAGGAAAACAGCAATCTACCTGTACACATTGATTCTGCCGGGCACAGCAAGTATGCCGCTGTTTCCCTGCGTGTGCGGGTCTACTCCAACAAAACAAGCGGACGCATTGCAGAAGCACGTTCCATCGTTGGAATCGTGGATTCTGTTCTTGAACCGCTTAAATTTTATCGCAAATCGTTTGCCCCGTTGAATGGGCTGTACAACAATTCCGTCTATCGGATTGATTGCAGCTATGGGGCAACAATCGGAGAGGACGGAATGATTTACCGAAACTAAGGAGGTAAACATTCTATGAGTACTGCTATCTCCGGTCTGAATACCACCCTGTATTGTGGCGACAGCGCAACCGCTCTGACGAAGCTGTGCGACATCAAGGATGTGCCCGACCTGATCTCTGAGCCAAACCTTCTGGATGCCACCACCCTGTCCGACCCCATGCAGGTCAACATCTTTGGCATTATCCAGAGTGACACCAAGTCCTTTACTGCCAACTACAACAAGACTGACTACAAGAAGGTCAAGGAGGCTGGCTATGATGAGACTTCCGAGAGCAACGCCGTAAAGTACTACGCCCTGAAAATGCAGGACGGCTCCGGCTTCACTTGGCAGGGTATGCATCAGGTTGGTCTGTCTGGCTTTGGCGTGGACGAGGTTGTGGAAATGACCATCAACTGCATCTTCACCAAGAAGCCCGAGTTCAGCGAGACCCTGACTGTCAATGGCGGCTAAACCGCAAAAATCGAATCAATCAAACCGGGCAGAACTGAACAACGGATTTGGTTCTGCTCCTATTTATAAAGGAGAGCATTTATTATGGCTGCTAAGGTTATTAACTTTCATTCCCCCGATGGCAAGAACACTTATGAACTGACTTTCACCCGTGACAGCGTGGAAGTTACCGAACGTGCAGGTTTTCAGATTGGCCAGTACACTCAGATGACCAATCTGCTGTCCAACTCCCGTGCCCTGTTCTACGGTGCTTTCATTGCACGGAACAAGGGCATCAAGCGCAAGGTCGTTGATGAGATGTTCCAGCACATTGAGGATAAGGAAGACCTTATGGGCGTTCTGCTTGAGATGTTCGTGGATGCTTCCAAGTCCCTGCTGGCAACTGACACTGAGGACAAGACCGCAAAAAACGCAACGTGGGAGATTGTGTAACTGCACAATCTCAGGAAGCAGACGAAGAGGGAGAGCCATTCTCTTTCTCTAAGCTGTTCCACGATGTAGAAGCCTATTACATCTCCATCGGCATGACCTATGACCAGTTCTGGTACGGCGATGTCTGGCTGGCAAAGGTCTACCGCGATGCAGAGGAACTGCGGGAAAGCAGAGCCAACGCAGAAGCGTGGAGAAATGGCTTTTACATGGCATCTGCGCTTTCCTCTACGGTTGGCAATATGTTCCGAAAGAAAGGGTCTAAGCCCATCAAATACATGGACAGACCGATTCCCCTTACCCAAAAGGAGAAAGACGAGTATGAATACCAACGCGCAGTTGAGGCGCAGGAGCGAATCAAGAGAATGATGCTCTCTATGATGGAAAGTGATGGTGGTAGTGATGGCTGATGTTGATATTACGAGCTTATCCGTAGAGATTTCTGCGGAATCGCAGGGTGCAGAGCTTAATATCGACAAGCTCGCTACCGCCATTTCTAAGTTACGGACAAAGGGCAACGTTGGTAAGGTATGTTCTAGCCTTGATACTTTAGCAAAATCTATATCTGCGTTGAAGTCCGCTTCGTCTGGTATGGATGGGCTTAGTAGAATCAACGATTTTATGGACAGGATTTCCAAAGCAAACCTGTCTGAAAGCGCGAAGGGTATCCGTTCAGTTGCCAGTGCATTAACTAGGATTTCTTCGGTCGATTTGAAAGGCCTTGACCTTTCAGGACTGAAAAGCAAAATGAACGGACTACAAAATGGTTTGTCCCCGCTTTCCAAAGTTGATGCGTCTAGTCTCAGAAGCGTAAGCAGTGCGCTTAATTCAATTGCGAAAATTCCAGATTTTAGTAGCAAACTGGATTCAAAGACACTGGATGATTTTGCCATTTCTTGCAAGAAAATCACAGATGCCCTTGACCCGCTCGCTTCTAAAATCGAAACAGTGGGAAATTCGTTTGCGAAGTTACCCTCCAATATTCAAAAGGTTATTGCGGCAACTGACGGTGCTACAAAAGCAAACAGTAAATCTGCAAAAAGTTATTTGAGCCTTTCCAACCAGCTGAACGGCTTTATGCGGAACATGGCAAAGCTGGTCTCGCTGAAAGCCATCGCTGAGTATCTTGGCAACGCTGTTGCGAAGTTCAATGACTTTTACGAAGCAACAGACCTGTTTCATAACGCTATGGGCAATTTGAGCGGTGAAGCCGATACGCTCATTAGCAAGATGCAGGGTTTGCTTGGCGTTGACCCGACCAAAGCGATGACTTACATGGCTACCATCCAGAGCTTGGGTACTTCGTTTGGTCTGACCAGCGACAAAGCATATATTCTGTCCAAGAATCTGACCCAGCTTGCCTATGACGAAGGTTCCTATTGGAACAAAAACGTTGCAGAGACCTTTACCGCAATGTCCTCCGCAATCTCTGGCGAGATTGAGCCTATTCGCCGTTTGGGCGTTGACCTGTCTCAGGCACGGTTGCAGCAGGAGCTTCTAGCCTTGGGCTTTAACAAGCAGGTTTCTAGTCTGTCTCAGGCGGATAAGGCGGTTCTGCGTTACATTGCCATTATGAAGCAGACTGCCAATGTGCAGGGCAACCTTGCACAGACCATCCAAAGCCCTGCGAACCAGATTAAGATTCTGAAAGCGCAGTTGGATATGTTGGCGAAGTCTGTTGGCTCTCTGCTCTACCCTGCCATGAAATCCATTCTTCCCCCGCTGATTGCGGCCGTCCAACTTATCCGAGAATTTGTCCAGTGGGTTGCAAAGCTGATGGGTGTGAAGGTCGTGTTTACTGATTTCACTAAAAGCGCTGACAGCGTTGGTGGCATCGGTGACGCAATGGATGACACAACCGATTCGACAAAGAAAGCCGCCAAAGCTCTCAAGGACTACACGATGGGTTTTGATGAACTGAACATCATTGACCCAACACAAGGAAGCTCCGGCTCTGGCGGCGGTGCATCTGCCGGCAACATCTTGGGCGATGTAGACCTGTCCGGCTACGATATGTTCAAGCAGTACAACGAAGAGTTTGCAAAGCAGATTGATGCTATCAAGCAGAAAATCAAGGCTATGCTTCCTCTTATAGCGACTGTAGCAACCGCCCTTGCTGCTTGGAAGCTCACAAATCTTATTACGGATATTGTGGATGCTATTTCCAAAATGAACGCATTGAAATCCATTGTTTTGGGTCTTGGCGTTTTTACAGTAGGTGTCGTTCTTGAAATTACAGGCATTAAAGACGCGATTGAAAATGGCGTAAATGGGAAAAATTTCGCCGAAATTGTTCTTGGTGCTTTGATTGGAACTACAGGCGCAGCCATTCTCGGTAAAGGAATTGCTCAGTTTATCGTGACCGGCTTTGGCAATACTGCTGTTGGAGCGGCCATTAAAGCGGCTGGTGGCTCTACTGCTGGCGCGATTATTGGAGCAGCAGTTGGCGGAGTAGTAACCGGCATACCTATGTTTGTAACGGGCGTTTACGATGCTGTCAAGAATGGCTTAAACACGTTAAACGGAATTTTGATTCCGCTTGGCTCGACAATGGCTGGCGCAGGCATTGGTGCAATTATCGGTTCTCTTGGTGGCCCGATTGGTACAGGCATCGGTACGCTGATTGGTTTGATTGTTGGTGGTCTGACCGATGTCGGAATTGCGATTTATCAAAACTGGGACAAAATTACAGAATCTCTCGACAAGGCAAGCGAGAGCTTAAAAAACTGGTTTGTCGGCGTTGGCGAGTGGTGGAATGAAAAGTGGCAAGGGTTCAGCGCTAATTTTCAGACTGCATGGGACAGCTTGCCCGGATTTGTTCAGCATCCAATTCAGGCGCTTAACCAAGCAAGCGCAGGCTTAAAGCAGTGGTTTGCTGGTGTTGGCGAGTGGTGGAACCAGAAGTGGGCCGGATTCAAAGAAAACTGGGACAAGGCTTGGAACAGTTTGGTTGATACAATTAAAAATCTCCCTGCAAAATTTTTGGACTATGGCAAAAACATCGTTCAGGGCTTGATTGATGGTATCAACAAAGGAATTGAGAACGCAAAGAAAACTGTTGGTGGACTTGCAAAAGCCATCATTGACAAGTTTACAACTGATACTGATATCAATTCTCCTTCCAAGGTTTTTGAACAGTTTGGTATCTACATCGACCAAGGCCTTGCAAACGGTATCACTGCAGCACTTCCTTACGTTGAACAGGCTATGACTAATCTGGCAAACGTTGTTCAGCAGAAGGGCAACGAGATGATTGACTATGGCACGACCACCGCAACGAATTTTGTTGATGGTTTCTTCAACGGTCTGGACAGTAAGTGGCAGGAACTTGATTCCGGCTTGCAGAATGACTTCTTCGGCACGGTACAAAATCTTTGGAATGCTGTGCAAAACGGCGACCTAAAAACGATTGGTACGACTACTGCTGCTATTATCTGGCAGGCGATGGGAGAGGAGAACCGAAATCAGGTAAAAGCATACGCACAAAGCTTTATTTCCAATATTTCCGGCGTTTTAAAGGACGCATCTAAAACCCTGTTTAACGAAGCGTTAAAAGTTGGCAAGGTCATTTGGAGCGGCATCACAAGCAATTTTGGAAAAATCGTAAAGAGCGTTTCCAATCTTGGAACTACGATTTCTGCATCAATTAGCGCATTGAAGGCGCCTTTAGCCACTACTGGCACTGCAATCAGTCAAGGCCTTTTCGGTGGCCTTGTAAGCTCTTTCCCTGAAATTTTTGCCGCAATGGGTAGCTTGATTGGAACTGTTGGTTCTGCGTTTGTTGGCCTTCTTACTTCTATTGCTGGCGCGCTTTCGTCTACAGTTTTCGGCATTCCTGTAGCACTTATTGTGGGCGCAGCTGCAATTGCCTTAGGCGCTGCAATTGTTGGCATTGTGAGCAATCTTGGTGGAAAATATTCAACTGACAATTCTTCTTACGTCGGGACCCCTGAATACGATGCTTCTACAGGTTCCACCACTTCTGCAAATGGATACTACAGCAATACATCATCCGGGTCAACAAGCTCTTCCGATCTGCAAGGCGCGGTTTATAACGGCTGCTATAATGCGTTTCTTGATATTTTCCAGCGCTATGGTGATGAAATTACCGGTGGCAAGGAAGTCAGACTGTTCATTGACGGAAAGCAGATTACTGCTTCGGTCGAAAAGCAGCAGGCTGACCGTGGCGTGCAAATCATGGGTACGGAAGTGTATAGCTATTAAGGAAGGGACGGTGAATTATGCAAGCTCTTGTGTCAGTGAACGGCGTAGATTTGCCAGAGCCTTCCTCTTATAGCGCAACGACTTCAACCATCGTTAATTCTGGCAGAAACGTGCAAGGCAAGGTTGTTGGCTCTGTGGTTCGACACGATGTTGCAAAAGTGGCTCTCAAGTGGAATTACCTTACCGCAAAACAATGGGCTTCCGTCATCGGCCCATTCACTACAAACTTTTATTGCACGGTACGATTTTACAATCAAGCAACAGCTTCTTATTCCACACGTCAGATGTATGTTTCCGATCGAACAGCCGGAATGTGGCGAAGGGGCCCAAACACCGGAAATGTGATGGGCTGGACGGATTGTTCTTTGAGCCTGGTTGAGGTCTAAAGGTGGTGATTTTATATGTCTGTAAAGCCGTCCGATAAGTGGCTTTCACAATATAATAATACGCTTGTACCCGAAACTTTTATTCAGATTACTTATCATGCAGCTGATGATGCAGCGCAAACGGACGCTATTGCAAGTTCAGGTTCGCAAACCGTGTTTAGTAATGCGGCATCCATCACTGATCTGGACATTTCCGTTTCTGAAAATTATGCAACCGGTGAAACTAATTTTTGGGTTTTGGACGGAAGCCTTGACATTGTCCCGGATTCTGAACCGTATCAAGAATGCGGCTATGTAAGCGGTAAATGCGTATCAAGCTCCAATCATCCAACCATCACATTTTCTTTTAGTAAAATCCACGAAGAAAAAATACCGGGCCTGACAATCGTTTGGTCTGAAATTTTAAATGAGTGGGCAAAATCATTTAAAGTTTCCGCTTACAAAGGAACCGCTCTTCTTTTGGAAAAGCAAATTGACAACAACGATTCCACCGAAACTTCAATTGAATTTGAGATTTCCAATTATGATTTGGTTATTATTGAAATTCTTGAATGGTGTATTCCAAACCGAAGAGCTCGTATCTCGCAAGTGGAATTTGGACAACGTGTGAAATTTAGCAAAACAGACCTTCTGTCGTATTCCCATAAATCAAAGCGAGACCCAATTTCCGGTCAACTTTCCAAGGATTCAATTTCTTTTTCCGTTGATAACAGCGATCAAAAATGGAATCCTATCAACCCAGACGGTCTCTACAAGTATCTGTATGAACGCCAAGCTGTTTTTGTAAAGTATGGCATGGACTTGGACGGACAGACTGAATGGATTAACGGAGGAAAGTTTTACCTTTCTAGTTGGAGCATTCCTTCTAATGGAATTACCGCTTCCTTTGAAGCTCGCGATGCTTTGGCGTTTTTAATCGATTCGCTATACACCGGAAGGAAAAGCGGAACTTTATACGAAATGTGTTATGACGCTTTGGAACTTCTTGATGTTTCCGGTATCAGCTATTACATCAACGAATCTTTGAAGGACTATACAACTGATTTTAGCAACGAAAATTCTTCGTATAAAAACGCTGATGTTCTACAGCTTTCTGCTAACGCAGCCGGTATGGCTTTGTATCAGACAAGAAACGGTGAGATTCGGATTGACCGGGTTCCGTACCTTCCTGAAAACAAGTCCGACATTTATGAAATCACTGAAATCAATGATTATCAGTATCCGGAAATCACTTTTTCTAATAAGTTAAAAAACATCTCTTACTCTTTAAATGGAGCTTCGTCATTGTATCCGAACGGTGCTACTGGCGATGGCGTTACGCAAAGTGTAAACAATGCGCTTATCTCTTCTTCCATCGTCTCTCAGCCAAAAAATGTTCTAACTGAAAGCTATAAAGTGCTTTCTAACCGTCGAAAAGCCACCCTGTCTTATCGTGCCAGCCCACACAACGATGCTCTTGATTTTGTCAAGCTCAATCATCAGTTTGGATATTCTTCTAACTTGTTGATTACGGATGTTTCTTACACGTTTAATGGCAGCTTCAAGGGTTCCGTTACCGGGTATATGATTGAAGATGTTGATTCGTTACAAATCAATGCTTCTGAGATTTACTTGCATCCTTCCGACACGATCACGCTCACTGCAACGCTTACCCCTGCATCTGCCGATTCCCCTGTTATTGTTTGGAATGCGTCTCCCGTTGGTATCGTTGAGTTGAATGTCATCAAGAATGAACGCGGCGTATCTGTCTGCAACGTCACGTATTTACACAGCGGAAAGGCAACGATCACAGCTACAGTCGCAAGTCTTTCTGCTTCTTGCAACGCTACTGCGATTGCGGATGAGATTTCCAACCTCAAAGAAGGCGATACTGTATACATCTCCGTCGCTGGCGTTTATACCGCTTTTCTTGTCTCAAAACATAATTACGAACCGGAATTAAATGGCAAAGGGAGAACGCTTCTTGCTCTTAAAGACGCGAAAACAGAAAACATTGCGTGGGATAGTAAAATGACAACTCCCGCAGAGTATTCGACCAGTAGTATTGATGCCTTATTAAACGGAAACGTAAAGAATTCTTTTTCTGATTTTATGCAGAAAAAAATCGGCAAAACTACTTTTTATTATACCCCCGCGTTCAAAAAAAATAATTCTAACGAGTACGTGCCTTCTGCTGTGTCTACTTTATCTCGCAGTATATTTTTACCTTCCGCAAAAGAAATATACTACGGATTTCCAGATAACAGTAGTTCTATTAACGAAATTTGGGGTTATGGATGCAACGTAGAAGGAAGCCCGCTCCCTACAGCAAAAGAACTTTTGAGAAATCCTTTTTTTACCCTCGGAGACGATTACAGCCCGTATCAGCAGTGGACGAGAACTCCCGTTACACATCTTGAATATTTTGGCATGAATCCTTCTGTTGGGGATATCTATTATCGTTCTATTGTTGTTTCAGGGTATTGGGACAAAGCACATCTTGGCAATTCTAGTGACGAAGAAGAATTATTTTTTTATGATTGTATCGGTTCTGGCAACGAGGGCCGTAAGTGCTATCATTACATGTTTACCGTTCCGAGTAATTTGCCTATTGGGTATCAAAACAGAGTTGAGGAAGAATAATTTATGGCTCGTTGGATTACAGACCGCACGCAATCAGATGTTGACCGCGTGAAAGAAATTACCGCAAAGGCAAGAACAGGCACGTGGACAAAAGCCGAACAATCGGAATGGCTTGCCGGAATGAAGGGCGCTTTAAGCTATACGGATTTTAACCGCATAGAATCCGGCATTCAAGAGCTTGGCTCCATTGTTGGCGCGTCTGTTTCTGTTCGGACTGATTGGACAGTCGATGGATATATGAAAGTCTCCGATGCAACACGTTGGCTTTCCAACATCAACTCCATTCGTGCTAAATGCTCTGGCCCATCTGCTATTGCAGATACGCCAGAAAGCATGAATAAACTCGATTTTTCAAGGATGAATCAAATCGAGCAAATTTTGTTCGACATTGAAACGTTTGCTAAAACATACGTTACGTTTTCCGGCGAATACATGACAGGAGATGGACAATATGGTTTTTGAAGACCGTGTGGCGAAATATCCGGGTCGGTGGACAATGGTAAAATCGGATGGAACATCCGAAATTGTCACTCTTATCCGAAATGACGAGCCAACAAAAGAAGGAACGCCAATCAATGCATCCACCTTAAACGAGCTGAGTACCGTTGCGGGCGCAATTAACGCAAAAGAAGAAGCCGTTTCGGCTGCATCTAGCGCAAATTCTGCCTTCATCAGCGCAGCCCGAAGTGCACAGTCAGCGTCCGCAGACGCAAAGAGCGCGGGAAACTCCGCCGCTTCTGCCAAAGCTGAAGCGGATAGGGCTGCGGCCATCGTAAAGACCGACAAGACGCTATCTGTTGAGGGCGCTCCGGCTGACGCAAAGGCTGTTGGCAATGCGCTGAAAAACATAAAGTTTCCCGTTGCCACCGCCACCACGCTGGGCGGCGTGAAGGTGGGCAGCGGTCTGACGGTCGATGCGGACGGAACACTTTCTGCGGACAGTGCTTTGGCGGCCTACCCCGTTGGCAGTATTTTTCAAACAGTCAGCACTACTAGCCCCGCCGCACTGTTTGGCGGTACATGGCAGGAGATTGCGTTTAACCGCGTGCTGATGGGTGCTGGCAGCGGCCACGCAGCAGGCAGCACCGTGGAGGCCGGACTGCCGAACATCACAGGCAGCTTAATCGAAACCTCAAATAACGGTAAAACATCACCATTTCGCGGTAATAAAAACGCCATATTGTCAATAGGTGCTTTTGCAGTTACAGAGGTTAGCTCTCCTTATTGTGGATTTGCTGGATATGAAGGGTCGGCATATGATATTTCTTTCGATGCTTCTCACTCGAATCCTATCTACGGACGCAGCAGCACCGTGCAGCCTGCCGCCTACTATGTGCACATCTGGCGGCGCGTGGACTGAGAAAGGAGGTTTTGAGCGATGAAGATCATTGACGAGACCGGCGCGGTCGTGGAAAACCCCGACCTGACCCTTGGCTACCTGACCGCCAGCACCGAAGAGATCACCCACCCCGCCGTAGAGGGCGTGGAGGAACAGTGGCACTGGGAGACCGTGACCGAGTATCCGAACGGTGGCAAGGACGTGCAGAAGGTCGTTGACCGTCCCGGCGTTCAGGCACAGGAGGAATGGGTTGAACAGGTGCCCATCCAGAAGTACATCCGCTACACCGCCGAAGAGCTGGCCGCGCAGGAAGAAGAACGCAAAAAGCAGGAAGCAAAGGACAAGCTGCCGGAGACGGTGGCGGCGCTGCAAAAAGAAAACGAGATGTTGAAACAGTGCTTGCTTGAAATGAGCGAGATTGTTTATGCATAAAATCACACAAAAATTAGAAAGGATGGTACGTATGATGGCAATGTTATGGGCACAGGAAATCATGTCCGCTGAGACTATGGAGGACGCAAAAGCTCTGTACGAGCGTTGCCCCCGCCTGCTGAAGGAGAAGGTCAAGGCAATTCTTATCAAGAGCGGCTTTGAGGAAATTACGCAGTAAGGAGGACGCTATGGCTGAAATCATGGATGTGTCCTGGTATCAAGGCACGATCGACTGGGAGAAGGTCAAGGCAAGCGGGAAAGTGGACGGTGTAATGATTCGCGCCATGGGCAACAGCGCAGCGGGCAGGCCCAGTGCGCCCTACACTGACCCGCATTTTGCCCGCAATTACAGCGAGTGCAAGCGGCTGGGCATCCCCTGCGGCGTGTATGGCTACTTCAAGGCGGTCAACCGGGAGCAGGCCGACAGGGAGCTGGCGTACTTCAAGAAGCTGCTCACCGGCCGGAGCTTTGAGCTGCCGGTGGCCGTGGACATCGAGGACAAAGTGCAGAAGCCGCTGGGCAAGGATGCGCTGACCGACCTGACAGCTTACATGCTGGGCACGGTGGAAAGCTGGGGCATGTACGCTCTGCTCTACACCGGCCTGTGGTTCGGCAGCACCTTCCTGGACATGGGCGGCGCAGCCCTGAAGCCATACGACGTGTGGCTGGCTGCCTACCGGACGAAGAAGCCCGCTCCCGGCTGGCCCTTTGGCATGTGGCAGTATACCAGCAAGGCCCGTGTACCCGGTGTGACCACCAACGTGGACATGTCCCACGCATACAAGGACTATGCGGGTATCATCAGCAAGAAGGGCCTGACCCGTCTCCGGGAGGGTAAATGACCGAAAAAGAAGCTTTACTGTGGGTGCTGGGCATCTTGGGCAGCCTGTGCGCTGCGGCCATCACCATCGACAAGGTGCTGGACATCATCCACAAATACATCAAAAAGGCGCAGGCCCCCGACGATGCGCAGAACAAGCGAATGGATACGCTCGAAAAAAGACTTGGCGTGCTGGAACAGGGACAGCTTCAGCACGCACAGGCCCTTGCAAGAGACCTGCGCCGCTTTGACGGCCTCGATGAAGAGATGCGTCTCGTACTCGTTGGCGTACAAAATCTTTTGGATTCGCAGCTGTCCGGCAACAACCGCGAAGGTATGCAAAAAAGCAAATCCGATATCAACAACTACCTGCTGAAAGGAGTAACAAATCATGGAAGCAATGTTTAACTTTATCCCCGCACCCATCGCACTGGTACTAATGCTCATCGGCTTTGCCGCGCTGGCCGTAGGTGCCATCCGGCTGGGTTACAAGCAGTACGTCAAGGACTGGGCGCTGGAACTCGTGACCATCGCCGAGGACAGCATCATGGGCAGCGGTCAGGGCGCAAAGAAAAAGGCACAGGTCTTTGCCGCGCTGCGCGGCGCTCTGCCGGACTGGCTGAAGCCTTTCATCACCGATGAAGTGCTGGACAGCGTGATCGAAAAAGCCGTCAGCATGATGAAAAAGGCACTTGCAGAAAAGAAGCCTACCATCAACAAGGGGTAATTTATGAGCTACATGAAAGCGGCACTAAACAAGGAGCGATGATATGAACGCAGTAAATGTCGAAGATTTGCTCGATTTGATTGAATCCATGAAACACGTATCTGCGGATGAAATTATCGCTGCATCAAAAGAGAACAACGAGCTGGAGCGCATCGCACACATCGCAACGGAAGCAACTTATAAGGCTGTTATCGAAAAGTTGGAAAACCTCCGCGTGTATGCAGTAACCGTTTTGGATAGTAAGGAGTAAGGAGACAAAAAATGTTTCATTATCACTACATTAAAGTCATTGCTGATTCCGAAAACATGAGTACGAAAGAAATCACTTCTATTCTGCAAAAATACTTTGCAAAACAGAACGATGGTTTTTACCTCGAAATCGACTTGGATGATCATGCCGCTGATTTCGATGGCAGCGGAAAATGGCTCAAGCGGTTAGAAGGAAATATTTTGTGGCTAGATGGCGAATACGTTGCGCTCAGCGGTGTGCAACAAAACAACCCGGACGATAGCTGTATCGTCAAAATTTCCGCAATTCGTTATATCATTGTTCACAATAAGGAGTAACATCATGAGCAGCACTACATACGAGCATTTTGTTGACACCAACAAAATGTACGCCGCACAAGAGCAATTTCGTGGCATCACGAAAATGGTGACAAAATGTCACCGGTTCGCTGTGCTTGGCAATATGGTGCGCAACGCCGGACAGTTGCCGCAGCCTTTCTGGCTCGGCACTGCCTGTGGCGGCGGCTCGCATAGTCTTTCCGCCGGCGTTGCAAGGGCTTAATGCAGAACAGATAAAAGCTGTGATAAAACGTGCGCCGCTTGGGAGGTATGACCGGAAAATCGCCCGGTTGCGGTACGTTGACCAGCTATGCCAAGTTGATATTGCAGCGCGTGTGCCGTATTGTCGGACATCAATCGGCAATAGGCTGAAAATTATTAATAAAATACTGGATGTGTGATATCATACTCTTAATTGGGTGCGATTTCTCACGAAACGCATTGAAGCGGCAGGCTTTCGGGCTTGCCGCTTTTCTTTTTGCACGAATTGTGGTATAATAATCTCAACAAATCC